AATTCGGAATGTTCCTTGTGCCATTATGCTGATACAATACTTGCCTTAGCACTAATTTGATATGATTGAGTTCTTGTCGGGTCTTGCCTTAGTGCTTGAAGTTCAAGTTGTTGATGATGAATTGCTCCGCTCCTACCTGCTAATCTTTTAACCCCTACGATGAGATAAAGTAGATTAGAATTTTCATCAAATATTCTATCTCCTTCTGAAATTACTAATGGTCTGCTATCAGAACCTATTGATGGTAAAAATGCTATATGAGTTCTTGTAACGGAATCTCCTGTTTCTGTTGTTACTTGTTTATTATCCGTTTCCTGTATATTACCTCTGATATTATCATACAACAAAGACCACGCTTCGGTCAAGCCCCCATAAGCATCTTTTTCAGTTGTTTTTCTCTTAATTTGGATATCCCTATTAAGAAAATTTGAGTTGATACCTAAATATCCCATAGTCTTTATACTATAAATCTATTACGAGCGATTGGGTGCTTATAATCTTTAAGCAATTCAACCACTTCATCTGTTCCTATTTTGCCAATAGAGAAAGGATTACTTTTTGTGTCATAACTTTCTGAATATTCACCAATAGAAATACTTTTTATAGGTGTTATTTGAGCCACTTCTGCATTTATAAGTTGGTCAGCTAATCGTATTGTAGCCAATTCTACTCTTGTAGGTATTTCATCATATCCAGCAGTATAGACAACTGTTGCTACTGGCTTAATTGTCGCAGTTGAAACATCCTGAACAGAAGCAATCAATGCGTTTGTTAAATTAAGACCAAAATATTCTAAGAATCCTCCTTGTTCATTTATCCTTATATTATCAACCTCTAACTCAACTTCGTAGGTAGGATTATAAACTAACGAAACAGACGTTACCTCTGCAATAGGAGCGTGGTCCATTTGGATATGAACTCCTTGGTTAGGATAATCTATTATGCAATTTTTCTTTTCAGAATAAACTGTTGTTCTTATTGTCCCGCCTATATATGCTTCAATAAGGTATGTTGCTCTTTCTATATAATTTGTCAACTGTGTATCTGTTTTAGCAGAAACGTCTAATGATGTCTTTGCCTTATATTCAGCAACAGTTAAATATCCTGTTGAAACCGCAGAAACAACCTCAAATGATTGAGTATGTTGCATTGCAGTATTTGTCAGTGTAAAAGACCACACTGCTGAATATGTTCCTAGCACAGAAGTTTTATCTGCCGCTAATGTAAACTTGTATTTACCAGTGCTTTCTTTTGTAGCCGCACTTCCACTATAAAGAATTAAGCCATTTGGGTTTGAAATAGTAACTAAAACGCTACCATCTGCATCACAAAGAGCACCATCTTTAAAGATTTCAATGTCAATACTATCACTGGAATTTTGAAGAATTTGGTCAACCATTTCTTTAAATTTTACTTATTATGTTAACTCTGGACTTATTATAGTTATCTCTTACTTGTATTTTATGCTCTTTTGCAATTTCGCTGATAAGAATATTGGAATTGCCTTTTGTATTTACCTCTTCAACAACCGAGATTCCGTTGCTGTGCCCCTTATCCAAGTCGCTTGTTATTATGTTTATATCATACGGCAAATTATCTACAATGTCAATAACTAAAGCTCTTTGAATCAAGGCTTTCGCTGTTACTGTTTGGGTTTGACTAAATTGCTTAATAGAACCCTTTGCTGATACTGTTTTAGTCAATGTTGCTCTAATATTTGCCTTTGCAGATATAGTAAATCTTGTTATTCTTTCAATTCTAGCTAATGCAGAAATTATCTGTAAAACATTTAATTGTTTTATACTTGCTTTGGCAGAAATTTCGAATCTAGTAATTCTTTGAGTCCTCGCTTTTGCTTGGATAGTTTGAGTTTCAGTTCTTTCAATTCTTGCTATCGCTGAAATTAACTTAGTTTCAGAATTTCTTTGTATCCTGGCTTTGGCTTGAACTCTTCTATAAGAACCATTACGTCTTAAAATAGAAGCTAAGGCATCAACATTGAATCTAGTTATCCTTTGAACCCTTGCTTTTGAATCAACATTAAATCTAGAAATTCTTTGAACCCTTGCTTTTGCAGTTATATTTCTTGTTACTGCCCATTGAATAATACTTGATTTTGCTTGGATAGTATATGTATTATTCCACTGTTTTATGCTTGCTTTGGCGAAGATTTGTCTTGTTACATTCCAATGAGCAATACTTGCTTTTGTAGAAACAGTTTTTAATCTAGTTTGCTCAATTCTAGCCTTAGCTTGGATATTTTTAGTAATATCTAAAATTGCTATTCTCGCCTTAGCTGAAATAGTATATGTTTCAATTCTCAATATTCTGGCTTTTGCTTGAATACTATAAGTAACCGCCTTATGCTCAATGGCCGCTTTTGCTGTAACAGTCTTTAAATTATCTGCTTTGAATATAGAGGCTTTGGCTGAAATTAACTTTCCTTTTAATACCAAAATTCTAGCTTTGGCAGAAATTGTATGCAAAACATTCCACTGCTTAACACTCGCCTTGGCTTGAATTGTTCTTATTTCTGTCTTTTCTACCCTTGCTTTTGCTGTAATAGTTCTTCTTGTTATTCTTTTAACCCTTGCCTTAGCAGAAATATTTTTTGTCTGAGAAACAAAAATGCTTGCCTTTGCTGAAATTGTATGCGTTACATTTAATTGCTGGATAGAACCTTTTGCAGTTATTGTCTTAGTATTTTCAGCCTTGAAGATACTTGCCTTTGCGGATATGGTCTGAGTTGCTCCTTTAATAATTCTAGCCTTTGCACTAATTGTCTGCGTTATGGCTGTAGTTATAATTCTAGCCTTTGCAGATATTGTTCTTAAATTGTCAAGAACTTGAATGCTTGCCTTTGCTGAAATTGTATATTCTCTTGTTCTTTCTACTCTTGCTTTTGCAGAAATTGTTTGAGAAACTCCAAATTGCTTGATGCTTGCCTTAGCGTTTATTCTTTGAATTGTTGCTCCAAAAACATATTTAATAAAAGCAACTGTTTTATAAACAGGCTCATTTGAACTACTATCGGCAGTAGTATTTTGGTCGGCTAACTGCATATTAACACTACTTGTAGTAATAGTGTGATAAGTGTAATAAACAGTTATATAGTAATTTCCACTTCCATTATATCCTTTGTCTTGAGGATGATATGCTGTTGTCGTATGAGTATGAGCTACTCCTGCGTGGCTGTGACTTTGTGATGCGTGAGTGTGAGAATTAGACCCACCAGTAGCTCCAATATTTTCTTGAATAGCAGTAGATTTCAAATACTTTCCACGCATATCAAAAGTTCCATTATCCCCATCGCAAAGTGCCCATAATGTAGGAATTTCTGCTAAATCTCCAAGCCACATACAAATCATACCAGAAATAACTCCTGTTCCTTGACTGTATATTGTTAATAATTTTCTATATTCAGGCTCGACTGTTTCTGTTGTTACTAAAGAAATAGTGTCTGAAGCTGTAGGCGTTGCCGCAGGCAAAGAAACGGAGTGAATATAATTTATACTCGAAGCAACTGTTGCATCAACTTTTGAATTATTTGTTCCTCCACTTTCTGCACCTACACTAGCCGCTGAGTGACCGTGAGATGTCGTATGACTATGAGAAATACTATGAGTATTTGTTGTGCTTCCTCCTTCTCCACCTGAATTACTTCCTGCTGAAGCACCTCTTAAGTATTTATTACTTAAATTAGGAGTGCTGTTATTACCATCGCAAAGATAAAAATTATCTGGCAAAGTTGAATCAAATAAACCAATTACTCCTTCTGGTAAAATACCATCCAATATTTCAATGGTAGGTGTAATGAATATAACTTCGTAGTAAGGAGGGTTATTAGAAACACTTGCATAAGTAACCGCAGTTGAACTAACTGATGCACTTGAAATTGCTCCAGATGTTGCATCTGCGTGAGTATGAGAATAAATTCTACCATCACTACCTGAATCTGTTTCAGCAGAACCACCTGTTCCTGCACTCGTATACATAGTATGCGTATGTGCATTCATTGTATGCGTATGGGAAGGAGATGTGTGACTATGAGTTGAATTTCCGCCCGTATCTCCTGGTTCGGTTTCATTTGCTGTTCCTTTTATAAAATATCCATCAAGAGCCGTAACTCTCTCCCAGTTTGCTGGTATAGAAGCGTTTGTCCCAGACCATATAAAAATCATCCCAGCTTTAATACTTGGAGTTCCATAGGCGATAACTCTTGCTTTGGCATCAACTGTTTTTAAATTCGTTACTTTAACCCTACCTTTTGAGGTTATTGTTCTAGTAACATTAAATTGCTTTACACTGGCTTTTGAAGAAATGGTCCATCTTGTTTTTCTTTGAACTCTCGCTTTTGCAGTAATTGTTCTTAAAGAAAGCATCATAATAGCCGCTTTCGCAGAAATTGTTCTGGTTACATTCCATTGTTTTACCGAAGCCTTTGCGGAAATTGTTCTAGTAACTCCCCACTGTTTAATAGAGGCTTTCGCTTGTATTTGTCTTGTAACTGCCCACTGTTTTACTGAAGCCTTGGCCTGAATCTGTCTTGTTACGTCCCAATGTTTAATAGAGGATTTCGCTGAAATAGACTTTTCTCTAGCAACTAAGGAGTTTTTGATAAAGGCAACAGTAGTATAAAGAGGCTCATTAGATGCACTGTTAGCAGAAGTTGAAGCGTCAGCCAATACCAAATCTTCAGTGCTTGATGACACTGTGTGGTATGTGCTTGAGCTTGTCATATAATATCCACCACTTCCTTCATAACCTTTATCCGCAGTGTGATAAACAGTTACATTACTATGGCTATGAGATATTGTATGACTATGATTTTGAGAAGCGTGGGTGTGGGTGTTCGAACCACCAGTAGCTCCTACATCTCCAACTGTTCCTGTTATTTTGGCATATTTGCCTCTCATATCATAAGTATCGTTGTTTCCATCGCATAAATACCAACCTGTAGGAATATCAGCTAATTCTCCTAGCCATAAACCAATAACATCATAAGGTATTCTTATGTCATCTGAAGCCTGAATTGCAAGTAATTTTCTATAAGCTGGCTCTACCGTTTCAGTAGTTGTTAAGCTAGGTGTATTTGATGATGAAGGCGTTGCCGCAGGAAGCGTAACAGAGTGAGTTTGGTCTATACTAGAACCAGTAGTGACCGTAACCTTTGAATTACAAACCGAGCCAGATTCTCCGCTTATTGTTCCAGATTCGTGGGTATGGCTTGTAGTGTGAGTGTGGGAAAGATTATGAACATTCGTAGTTGAACCACCTGTTGAACCTGCATTGCCAGAAGTAGCCGCTCCACGTAAATATTTATCAACTAAATTAGGAGTTGAATTATCCCCATCGCATATATAAAATCCTGCTGGTGCATCTGCATCCGCCAAAGTTATTACTCCTGAAGGAATAATACCGTCTTTAATTTCTATCGAAGGCGTGATAAAAATTACCTCATAATAAGGAGGATTATTACTTACGCTTTCATAATCTGGTGTTTGAGAACTGCAAGAGAAATTAGCAACTGCACCAGATGTTCCTGTTGAGTGAGTGTGATTATAATATCTACCATCATCTCCTGAATCAGTTTGAACATTTCCACCAGTTCCAGTTGATGCTGTCAATGTGTGGGTATGATCACTTGCTGTGTGGGTATGACTACTTGAAGATGAATGAGAATGAGTTGAACTTCCTCCCGTGTCCCCAGGATTTGTAGCGTCTGCTGTTCCTTTTATAAATCTTCCATCAAGGTCAGTTACTCTCTCCCAATTAGTAGGTATTGCTGAGTGATTACCTGTCCAAATAAAAATTATCCCAGGTTTAATTTTAGGTGTCCCGAAAATAACAGTTCTAACCTTTGCCGATACTGTTCTAGTTACTGCCCATTGTTTAACGCTAGATTTTGCTGAAATAGAATGAGTTACGTTCCACTGTTTTACGCTTGCTTTTGCAGAAATCTGCCTCGTAACATTCCATTGTTTAATACTGGCCTTTGCAGAAATTTGCCTCGTAACCGACCATTTTTTAATACTTGATTTTGCTGTAACTGTTTTTGTTTCAGCATTTCTTTGTATCCTTGCAACTGCTGTTATTGTCTTAGTTTCTGTTTTTTCTATTCTAGCTTTGGCAGTTATTGTGTAATTTATGTCTGTGTGTTTAACACTAGCCTTAGCTGTAACTGTCCGTGTTTTTCCTAATACAAAAATATTTGCCTTTGCAGATATGGTCTGTTCTGTCGTAACCATATTTGACTTAATAAAGGCAACAGTCGTATATAACGGTTCGTTAGAACTACTGTTCGCTGTTGTTGCCGCATCCGACAACACAAGGTTAACAGTGCTAGAAGTAACTGCGTGAGTAGTCGAAGAATTAGTAACAGTCGCACCGCTACCTGTGCAAGAACCTACCGCATTAGGGTGAGTTATGCTTGTGCTATGAGTATGTGAAACATTGTGTCCGTGGTTTTGAGAGGCGTGAGTATGCGAATTAGAACCACCAGTATTTCCTATTTCTCCAACTGTTGCAGTTATCTTTAAATGGCGACCAACCATATCCACTGTTCCATTATCTCCATCGCAAAGAATCCATCCATTAGGAATGTTTGCCAGTGTCCCTATCCATAATCCAATTGCTCCATTTGGAGCTGTTGAAGCCGAAGAGTTTTTTATAGCTAAAAGTTTTGTATAGGCAGGTTCTACTGTTTCTGTAGTAGTCAAAGAAGTATCTCCGTCTGTTGTTGAAGGAGTAACTGCTGGCAAAGTTATACTATGGGTGTGATTTCCCTGTTGAATACTACCTGCCGCAACTTTACTGTTTCTATCCACATTATTACCAGTCCCAGAAGTAGCCGCTGAATGGCTATGACTTGTAGTATGAGTATGGTTTAATGTGTGGATATTTGTTGTAGAACCTCCTGTTCCGCCTGCATCTCCTGATGTGGCCGCACCTCTTATGTATTTATCAACAAGGTTTGGAGTTGAGTTATTACCATCGCAAGCATAAAATCCATCTGGAACAGAGGTATCAAAAAGACAAACAACACCTGTTGGTAAGTCTGCCGTGTCGCTTGTAGGCGTAATAAAAATAACTTCGTGATAAGGAGGATTATTAGAAACGGAAGCATAGGTAGCAGAAGCAGAACCGCAAGAAAAGCCAGAAACAGAACCAGAGGTTGAGTTTGCGTGTGTATGGTTATAAAGAATAGCGTCAGGAGTCCCAGAGTCATCTTCACAAGCAGTTCCGCTTGTTCCAGCCGCGACATAAACGGTATGTGTATGGTCCGCATTAGTATGAGTATGAGAATCTGAAGTATGGGAGTGAGTTGAATTTCCTCCTGTTGTCCCTGGGTTTGTTTCAGCCGCAGTTCCTTTAGGAAAATATCCATCCAATGCAGTAACACGCTCCCACCCACTAGGGATGGTAGCGTTAGTTCCTGTCCATATAAAGATAACCCCTGCTTTAACTGTCATTGTAGCGACTACTATATAAAATAATCGCTCTTTCCTCTACCTATTTCTTTTCTTCAACTTCTACAATTTGAATAACTTCAAAATAGTTTTTGTTGATGAGCTTTTTGGCTCTTTTCAAGGCTTCTTCTTCTGTATCTGCAAAAAGTTCGATTTTGCAATAGTCGTGAAGAGAACCTGTTTTTTCATCTTTGGACATAAACGCTCCAATGACCCAAACTAAATTTCGCTTGTTAAACATATTAGTTATATTAAAAATTAAAACCAACCACTTTCCAATGGTTGGTTTCTTTGCTCTAAAGATGTTCAACCATTGCATTGGCTTTGGCATTGTATTGCCAAGCTATTAAATTTTAAACTCGTGTAAACTGTGCAAATCCGTTTATTGTCCCATATTTTTGTTCTATGAAACATTGTGAACCGTCAAGTGGGTCTGCCGCAATCAAGCCATTCTTACTGTCATAACCAATTATTGCTAACCAGTGATAACCTTTTCCTAATGAAACTCTTGCGATACAAGCGTCATCTTCTGAAGCTAGAATTTCTTTAATTTTAGCCAAATCCCTTGTGTAATATCTATAGACAAACTTGAAAGGACATACTCCGTTGATACTTGACCAGATAATTGCTCCTTCTGAATTAAAAGTAAGTTTCTTTGCCAATTCTGCTGGTGTCAAATATTGACCATACCAATATGTTAGCATCGAGATACAAGTAATAGTGCAACCAAAATCTTCTAATTCATACTTTGTTTCTCCGATAGTTACTTTTGCCCATTCTTCATCATCTTGCTCAAGAAAAATCCATTTGCCCAATGTAGAGCTTGCTGAATCCTCATCAGAAACTTTATCAAAATTTATACCTTCTTTTTCAAGAATAAGTTTCCTCAATTTTTTCTTATCTTTTGCTTCTAATTCATACTCTTCCCTTGGAGTCGTAATTTTATAAGTGTTCATACTTTTTTTATTAAGAAATTAACATTATATATACACTTTAACACTATAAAAAAATAAAGTCAAGTGGGTTAGAGGGGAATTGTCGTTGACAAATCCCCTCTTATTCTAGGCATAGGCAAGCCTTTTCTTGCCCTTCTTTACCCGTTCGTCCTGGACTGTATTCCAACAATTATTACATATACCTCCTGTAGTTGTAGGCTTCTCTCCAAAAAGGAAATTGCCTATTGCGAAAAGGGTTGACTTAATGCAAATGGAGTTCCATTTACACTGCGAGCAAACAAGACTTTTGTTATGTCGCCCGTAGCACCCGAAGATTTTCTGGCAAACGCAACACTTTTTTAACATTTGTTTGCCCTCCTATCTTTTTTATTGTTTCTCTTGTTTCGCATTCCCAACCGCAGGAACACTTGTAAGTGTTTGAAATATACTTGAAAGACTCATCTTCCCCAGTAACTACTGACTTGGAAAAGACGAGAGATTCACCGCATTTCAAACAGTTGATGGATATAATCCCTGTTCCGCCCATTCTATCCTCCTTTCCTGTAATGTGTTAGTATGTTCTTTTAAGTCTGCCGCTCTGATTAAAACTTCTGCGGCTTCTCTGAATGTCTTTAACCCGAAAAGCAAGTGGAAAGCCGAATGCCTTCTTTCGTCCATCCAAATAATGTTTTCAGAAGCGTATGTGCCTCCACGTGCTTTCGCTAAAATGTGGTGTCGATTTTTCCTGCCTTTTCTCTGAAGATACATCTTCTGTTCCCAAGACAGGCCTTTTCTTTTCTCTCTTTTTTTACGCTTCTTTTCGGACTTCCACGCTTTTCCTCTGCTCATAATGTCCTCCTTCTTTTAACAATTCGAACAATTATGCCGATTATCGCTAGACTTACTACTATTCTTAAAATAACAATAGCTAACATATTATCCTCCTTCCTTACTTTTTTAAACAAAAAACGACTGCTGTTTTATTTGCAGTCGTCTGTTATTTCTTCAAATTTTGTATTCAGTTTATTTGCAATCTTTCTAGCTGGTTTTATACCTAATACAGCCATATTTTCAAGGATAGAAAATATTTCAACTGCACCAATATATCCTTCAATTAACTCATCTGTCCATTCTGGGAAAAAGAACAATTTCGTTACTTGGTGAGCCGCAACAAGCAGTAAAAAATACAGGACTATTTTGACACCAGTGTCCCTCATTCTTAAACTTGTAAATCTTTTCTTCTTTATTCCCTTAAAGATTCCTGTTATTAAATCAATTACAACAAGGATTCCAATTACTTCTGCTGAGTTCATATCGCCATTTAAACTATAATTTAGAAAAGACATTAACGCCGCTACTGGAATTTTAAACTCTAAGTTACTGAAAAGACCGAACGCCCAGAAACTTTTGCTACTTAACATTTTTTTAGGTAGTTATCCGCTTACTGCTCTTAAATCTTGTGCATCAGGATTACATCACCATTAGGCTTTATCATAAATTGTTGCTGAAAATTTTTCCCATCAATGTTTGCTTGCCACCCGATTATGTATCCGACAATCACAGGCTCTTTTCCTCCTTCTTCGGCTGAATATGTTATCAGGTTTCTTCTCCAGAATATTGGTTCTTTATTTTCCACCTCTTCTAGCTTAACGCTTGATTTTATTTTAAATCCATCTAAATTAAACTCTCCCGTTGCTAGATTAACATTATAAATTTTAGAATTGTCATTAGAAATAAGCCTAAAATCTTCTATCTCGCTTTTATGCTCCATCACTAAGGCAAATGTATTTTCGCCTTTTTCGTCAAATTGTTTTAATATTTGACCGTCCTTTAAAATTGTTTCCCAATAAAAATTTATCATATATTTATACTATAACTTAACTTTTATCTTTTGGCAAGAGCTATATCTCATAATAATTTATAGTCATTTGCAAATCTGATGTTGAACCGCTTTTATTTTGCAATTCTAGCAATAAATCATTTCCAGCCTGAATAACTGTTTCAATGCTTCCACTACCCACACCACCTGCTCTAGCTACTGCCGCCCCTGCTGAGCCAACAAATTCATCCGCTCTTTGAGAACCCAATACATTTATTGTTGGAGTATGATAACACAATGTTGCAGATACATTAGATGAGCCAATATTTCTATTCCAGGGTGTTATTGCTGTTCCGTTATTACTGTAAGTAGTCCCAGCATAACTTTTAAATAATGCCTTTCCTTCTGAAGAATAAGTAACTTTTACGTGAGCATTAACGCCAACTGGTTTTATTCTTATTCTTAAATATCCATCATTTGCAACTGATGCACTTCGATAGCTAACCGTATAACATTTACCTTCGTGAACTTGATAATGTTCTACTTCTATACTTGCTTGAGCAAAAACTTCATCATCAACTAAGCCAACATTTCCTTCACTATCAACTATTTGAGTTTTTTGAGTTCCATTAGTCTGGTTAGCCGCAACTGTTTCTAAATCAGTTTCTACTTCGTCAGTATTTTCTTCGATATTATTTAATTTATCTGCATCTACTTTTATGTTGTCAATACTTGTTTCTAATTTTTCTAAAGAATCTGCTTGAGATTCTTCTAAAGAAACTCTTTGAGCAATTTGAGAATCATCTGTTTCAACAAATTTTTCTTTTTCCAAATCGCTAATTGTTTTGTGTTCGAGTGTCATAACTCTGTATTGCTAAATATTTACGAGTAAGAAAGGCATTGTATTGCCTTTCCATACTTTCTCGTAACCTAGTTTTCGTCGTATTGCAAACTGAATGTATAAGTTGTAGTATCACCAGCCGCAGTTGCAGAAGTTGTAATCAATTGTAGAACAATATAATTAGAGAATCCTACTGCTGTTGCAGAAGATGAACCAGCGGAGAAGTATACATTTTGTGAACCTGGGTCTGATGTTGGAACTGAACCAGTTGTCTTTGCACCATCTGTAGATACAGGGTTAGTGAAAGCGGAAGTTGTTCCCCAGTCCATTGAAAGACCTGTTCCATAAGAACCAGCACTTTTCCAGAATTGCACATTTTGAACTTTATTAAAGCTACCTGTGAAATGTGCTCTTAACCAGACTTCAAAACTTCTATTTCCTGCTGTAACTGGATAATCTACATATTCTGCAGGCACGTGGTCATCTTGACTTTGGAAGTTAAACAGATTTCCTGAAACTCCTAAGTCATATCCTGTTGATGGTCCTGCCGCAGTGCGTTGATTCCAATTGAATGTTGCCGCCATAGTTTTTTCCTTCTTATTGATTTAACACTCTTTTCTTTTTTCTCTTGACTAATTTTGGGACAAAACTTTCTGATAAACTTGAATATGACGCCAAATATTTTTTTGAATAGTCTTATCTTTAACCCAATCTTTAGCGTTCTTACCCATCTCTTTTCTTTTTTGCTCATTATCTATTAACAATCTTAGTGCTGTATCCCATTCCTTTGCAGTTCGGCAAACAAATCCAGTCTTTCCTTCTTCTATTGATTCTGCATAAGGGAAAATATCTGACGCTACTGTTGGAATCCCTAACATACTATATTCTTTGAAACGCAAATCTGATTTACACTCATTGAATGATATTTTTACTCCAGGAGCGATACCTATGTCGAAAGCCATATTAGATAACTTCTGGACATATTCTAATATATCAACTCCTTCGTATGCTTCTAATTGATTTTCTTGTCCGCAGTGAGCACATTTGCCTTGAACATTCGCGAAATGATAAAAAATATCTTTTGGAGCATATCCTAATATTACGAAATGAACCTTAGGATAATCATCAGTTATTTTTTTAACAATGTTCGCTACTAATTCTAGGTCTGCCCAATGTCCTGCCGCACCTTCCCAACCTATTCGAATTATATCATCTTTTTTCTTCTGTTCAAATTCTGGAGTATAAGCTACGTTATTCCACATTACTTCATCTAAGAAGTTTGGTAAAACGTGAACATTTCTATTCCAAAGAGCTAGTTCATTAGCTAATCTTTGTGTTGTTGTCGTTACCGCATCGCAATTTTTTAGAATTTCTAGCGTTACTCCTATCTTGCCAACCATACCATCCCAATATTTTACTCCTGGATTATCCAAAGGCGTTCCTTGTAAATAATCGTCTAACTCATAAATAACCTTTTTACCAATTGACCTAGCCGCTCTTACATATTCTAATGCTTCCCAGCAAGCTGGTCGCTGAATAATTATAAGGTCAGCCCATTCCATCTCTTGCGGGTTTAGCATAAACGATACGTTAACCTCTGCCAATTTTTGTTCCATTATGGCGTTAGCTGGCATCATCATTCTATAAAATCCGCAACCTTTTTTATCTCCAGGTATGTATAATATTTTCATCTCTTTACTTGGGCATAGGAATTGCTTTTGTTTCCAATTCCTGCCACGTTACTAAATTATGTCTGAAATCTGAAAATTCGTGAACTGCCTTGCCTTTTCTAGCTTCCCACTTTTCTGCGTATTTAGGGAAATTTTCTGAATAATACTTGCAAGTATCCTCCCAGTGCTCAATTGATATGCACTTTCCATAGTGTTTTACAAAACCATTGACCGCTATCTGTGCACCAAATGGCAATAATGGCTCTCTTTGGTCAGGTTTACACCATTTAACTCCAGGCAGATTTTTAAACATCATTATAATTTGCCTAAATTCAGGACCGCATTTTTGTCTTAACAGTGGCAAATTACCATTATATTTCCTATCCTTATCTTCTTCTGTTATATAAAAATCGAATAATCTCATAGCAATAGCATCGCAATTCTCCATAACTTTCGTATCCAGTTCGCAATACATTCTTTCATCTGCATCAAAATATATAAACCAGTCTATGTTTGGGTCTTTCTTTTTTGCAAAATCAAATACCGCTTGTCTATTTTGCCATTCTGCTTTTTCTCTATCCGTATCCCAAACTCCTGATGACACAATTCCTTTTACATTCGGGTGAGCTTTACAAATATCCACTGTGTTATCTGTCGAACAATCATCATAGACATAAATCCCAGCATCACAATAAATACTGAAATGGTCAAGAGTTTCCTTTAAAATTAAACTCTCGTTTCTAACTCTTGTAATTCCTGCGATTCTAGGTTTATACATTTTCGTCTTTTTTAATATCAATGTGGCGGGTAGAACGATAACCATCTTCTTCAACTATTGCTTCTACTCGCTTAAATCCTTTTTTAAGAGGATATTTCTTCTTGATTTTTTTATGCTCGCTTATGATTTTGATAATTTGCCTTGCCATTATTTTTTGATTTCCAAATAGATTTCTTCAAATCTATCGGCAATCTTTTTTACATCGTGATATTTCTCGGCAAGTCGTCGGTTGGCCTTGCCTATTTTTTCAAGCCCCTCATCTAGTAGATGTTCAATTTCGTGGGCAATAATTCCTCCAGGATAATCAGAATATTCTTCTGGTTTAATCCCTTTGTTTCTTCCTGAAAAGTTATTCTTTCTTATTTCTAAGTATTCCTCTTCATTAAGAATTGCTCCATCATACCCATTGTAATCTCCTACAATAACAGGCTTTCCGCACGACATAGCTTCCACTATGCCCCGACCGAGGCTGATTACTACATCAGCATTCTGAATGTATTTAGAAGGGTCATTTGTCATTATTCCCCCTGGCCCTATAACATTCAGGTCGGCATCGAGCTTCTTCACCGCTTCCCAGACTTCATTCGCTGGATAAGAAATTCCGAAGTAGTTGGATATAACCACTATTCGTATCTTTTTTTTGTGAAATTTAAAATTAGGTAATGGTTTAAATTGCTCAAGGTCGACTGGTTGTCGTAATATTTCCGACTCCACTCCAAACTCTTCTTCTAGCCGATTTTTCTGTGTTTCCTCGCTAACTGCCACAAATTTATCAATAATGACTCCATTGGGCGGTGTTTCTTGCTGAGGCAGAACTCCGTGGCATACGAATATCTTTGGCGTATTCGGAAATCGTGTATCCACTAACTGCATCGTTGTGTGATGATGTCCGTGGATTACATCATATTCTTTTTCTGGGCTTATTTCCCAGGTGCTTTTTTCAGGCAATTTATCAAAAACCTTAATGCCAGCATTTTCAAAATAACGAGCTGTTAAACCAGCGTGTTCAGTGAAAATGTGAACAGTGTGTCCTCTTTTTAAAAGTTCTTTACCTAGTGTAAATAGGTATGTGTCTGAACCAGAGAACCAAGTTAACCTCCAGTTAGTCATTAAGATTCTCATACTCTTGCCTTTTTATAAATTATTTCGTAATTTTTGCTCTATCTCCAAAAAATGCTACCATATTTTCTGCTAAATCTTTTGGATATTTGTGGACTGATACGTGGTCATAAACCAAAACATCAATAGATTTTTCTCTTTTTTGACCAGCATATCCTTCTGTTATGAATGTGTAAATTTCTCTACCATTCTTTGTGTCAGAAAATTTAATTCTCACACCTTCTTCTGTTTCATTAGCGAGTTTCTTTTGTTGCTCCATTTTTTCGTTAATAACCTTCTTAAATCTTTCATTTCCTTCTGCTCTCAATGGTTCTGCATAAATTGTTCCTTTTCTTCTTTCTTGCTTTGCTTCCTCTCTTTTTTCAACTTTTTTTTGTTCTTGTGCTTTAACAAAATTTTCTTCTGGTGAAGTAGACTTTTCTCCTACTTCTGCTTCGTTATTTTTTTCGCCTGCTTTAAATTCTTCCATATTATTTGTTCTTTACCTAGTTAATTACACCCCGTAGGGTTGGGGAGGGGCATATTTCAGCCCAGCTCCCCGAAAGATATTCCCGACGACCGAAGTCATTTAACGGGTCTGAGTTATATACGTTCTATCCTTTATACTGCACTAACTATCTTTTAGGATTAGTTACAGTTATAAACGATTGCTTGCCATTGCGGAATCCTTACTTCCAATACGCAGTTCCAAACTACAGCTTGTGTTTCTGCCAATGTCAGACCACGGTAGGTTGGAAGGCGATACATAGGTTCAGTTTCAGCTAGAGCAATTTCTGGCATATAAAGCACGAATACATCTCCGTAAGTGTTAGGACTTGTTGTGTCGTTGATGAATAGGTCCATCACGATGTCAAGAGGTCCTGCGAAAGACATATATCTAGCCACATTGTAGCCAGTTGTCATTCCACCTGTTGGGTCGTTATATGTAACTTTTGATGCCCACAAATCTGCCCAATCTCGCAAGTCATCTGCCGCCATAAACATCATATTTGGCACTCCTCCTTCATCCAAGATGGCTTGGATTGCTGAGTTGATTTTGGCTTCTGAGATAGCCGCACCAGCACCATTTACTAAGTTTGCAGAAGCATAATCTGTAACTATGTTGTAGATACCATCAAATTCAGCCGAAGCGTTATCTTTATCACCATAGAAACATTTCTTTTCAACATCTTGCAAAATTTTTCTCATTCCACGTTGCAAATGAGTTTCAATCAAATTAAAGTAATCTGATGCACCCCATTGTGCCTTGTCTGTAACCTCAACACGTGTAGCAAAAGTTTTAACTTGAGCTGAGTAACGTGTGATTGTGGCTTCGTTTACTGGAGGTGTTCCACCTTCTGCTGTTGCTGTGTCAGTTGAACCAAGAGCTGTAATCATATCCCACTCGTGTGTGATACCATTAGCCTTTGTTCTACGAACTCTATCTAGGAACGGTGTTTGTCTGTCAGTGATATCAGCAATTCTATTATCTAGGTGCTCTCTCTCTGCATAAGTTCCAGATGTTGTTGTTTGAACAGTTTTTTGCAAAAGACTAGCTAAATCCTCAAGGTTTACACCTGCCAAAGATTTTTCTAGTGTTTCCAGAAAAGCCATTTTGTTCTCATCCATTAGTTTCTGTATTAAACAGTTGATTAAATTCTCTTTACTTTATTCCTAATGCCGCATACTTTCTACGAACAGCACCTTTTTCTGCGAAGATTTTATCAGGGTCGCCAGCAAATTTCTTTTCGATTTCTGCTAGTTCAGCATCCATCGTTGACTTGGATACTTCTGCATTTTCATCTTCACCGAATTTATCGGCTTCTGTAGCAGTTTTGCGTTTTGTAACAGCTACTTTTTCCATAGCTTCTACCTTAGATTTCAAAGCCTCAACATCTTTTTCAAGTGCTGATTTTTCTACTTCTTCGGTTTCAGCCGCTTCTTCCTTAGCTTCTTCAGCTTCGGCTTCAGCCTCTTCTTTCTTTTCCTCTACTTGTTCAGCAGATTCTTCTGTTCCTTTTGCAACAAGGGATTTCATCGCTTCCATAATTCTGGCTTCCATTTCTGAAAGGTCAGTTTTTGTGGCGAATGACTTTTCTTCTTGCTCAGGTTCAGTTTTGTCTACCTCGGTTTCTTCAGTAGTAGATTCTTCTTTGACTTCTTCGGCTTTTTCTTCAGCAACTTCTTCTTTGGCTTCTTCAGCAGGAGCTTCTTCTTTGGATTCTTCTGCTTGTTCAGCAGGAGCTTCCTCTGTTTTCACTTCTTCTGCAGATTCCTCTGTTGAAGTTTCTTCAGCTTGACCTTCAGTCGCAGTTTCTTCTACTTCTGTAGCTTGACCTTCAGACACTTCTTCTTGAGTTTGTTCATTTTTTTCAAGTTCAGTGTCCTGTGCTTTCTTTGTAGTCATTTCTTCTTGATTATTTAACAAATTAAGTTCTACTTCCTCTTCTTGGTCTGCACCAACTCCAGGTTGGATACCATTGACCGACTTTGCTATCGCGGACACGTATGTATTTGGATTCGCTGGCTGTGAAACAACTGCGATATGGTCCAAAACTATGTCCTCAAATACTCTCATATATTCCTTAGTCTTTTCGTCTATTTCTATTCTGAAAGACTTAACAAATCCTCCGATTGACAATCCGAGTTTTTTCTTTTGCTCCGTTAGCTTATACCAAAGGGTATCTGCTAGAGGAGAATTATCCAATTCGGCTGTCATAACCAATTTGTTATTCTTATCCACTTCCAGGTCAGTAATATCTCCTAGCTCTGACATCCAGGACTTGTCGTGTTCTGCGTTAAGAGTCCCGTGTTTTTTCTTGAGCTGTTTGATACTGTCTGCCATTGTTTGAATTGCTTGTGGCGACATTCTATCACCGTGCAAATCTTTGTCAGTGGTGCTGGCAACTCCTTCTAAAACCTTTTTTCCTGTGGTTTTAGAAATATATGCCTTAACAATTGGCATTGAAAAACTAAATCGTTTTTGCTCCATAGCTTTTAAAAATTGATTAAAATTGCTTATCTTTAGCATTTGTCCCAAAATGCTTATGTTTCCATCTTTATAATATACTGTTTCTTATAGTCTGTAAAGGGCTGTTGCTACTTGCCAAAAGAAAAAACCTACGAACCACATAATAAAAGGATAAGCTCCTTAGTATGCTTTGGTTGTAGGCTTTCTTAGCTTTTTATGTCCTTAATGGACTACGTAGCTTAACGCCATTTCTTTTTTGTATTTGTATTTGTATTTTATCTCTTTACTCTTTTACTATAACTCATCTATCCTTTTTTGCCAAGTGCTACACTTTATAAGGTGTCCTGTCCTTCCATTCCTCTTTCTTGCCTTTATTCCACTGCTCTACTGGTCTTATATATCCTACTATTCTAGAGTATACCTCACATTTCTGAAAATGCAAGTGCGGGTCTTTAGTATGGCACGCTCTACATTTTACAAAAACCTTTTTTGGCTTTCCATCTTTCCCTTGTATTAAACAATCTCCTTGCTCGTGAGGATAAGCCATAAAATCCTCGTTTAACCCAATCTCCTTCTGACAATCCCAGCAAACCATTTTATCTGCTTGTGGGAAATATTCAACATTTTCCTTCATTTGATTATATTTTAGGTTAATTAAAAAAATCTGTCAAGGTGTTAGCCAATTCTTTTTTGAGTGGCTTCACCTGTATACTCTGCCTCACACTTAATAATATAACCATCCTTCTCTATTGTTATTTTGTTTATCGCTTTGCAAGAGGAACATTTCGCTGTCTGCGTAATAGTATTACGCATATCCTCTATTGTTGCTAAATGGCGATTACACCCTAAACATTTCCAGTGCACTGTTTTTCTCATATATTTGTATTTGTATTTTTATATTTTTATTATAACTTTATTATTGTATATTGCAATACGAACTCTGATACTTCCTTAATACCAATATTAAATTGTCCTGAGCCTCTAATTATTGCCTCAAACCTTCTTTTGCTAATCTTTGCGTTACCATCTAAAAGAGGAATATACCTCTCATCATAGCTTTGCATATACTTATTCATTATAGCCTCTACATCTATAAATTTGGTTGTTACTGTTTGGTTCTTTCTAAGTGAGCCTGCCAATTCCTTAACCTTTGCACTTACTTGGTCAGGTGTCATTTGACTTGCAAAATTAGGGAACATATCTACTGATTCTGGACCATTTTTGTCATAAAGACCCATATCTTTCTTGTTATAGTAGATTTCTAGGTTTTTATCTTGCATATCCTTAATTTGTTGATTGGTAAATAACTGCTTAAAAGTCGTTCTGTGGTGGTGGAATACAAAGCAGTCTAGTGCCGCACCTACTGTAAATCCTTCTTTTCTTGCTCTTGCACAATAATCATCATCATCTCCAAAGCCTAACCCAAACTCTTCTGAAAGCAACCCAACTTTTTCAATTACTTCTCTTCTAATCAATGTGCTAAAAAAGGCAACCATAGCTTTGGCATCAGTATATTTTCCATCCATAGCTTCTCCTAACTTTTTAGCATAATCATCAGTATTACCGTCAAAAGCAGGTATTTCCTTATAAATAAGCCTTAATCTATCACAGCTTTGCCAAGACAAATTAGGACTTGTTACTGGACCAGCAATATGGAAAGGTGAGCGTTCAAGTTTTTCTACCCATCCTTCAGTAACCTCTGTGTCATTATTCTGAATGATAACAAAAGGAGCATTAGAAACTCTAAGTCCTTTATTTACTGCTTTAACAAAGCCTTCGTTTTCCGTATTTCTAAATATCTTCAAGTGAGGAATATCTTTTAGATGTTTATTTATTGCATTAAATTCCTCCTCTCTGCTTCCATTGTCTACAAAAATTAGTCTATAATTTTTTGTATATTTTTTTATAGACTCAATACAGGCAATAGCCTTTTCTGAACAATTCCAGTTAGGAATTATAATGTCGTAGAAGATTGGGTTTTCTTCTGTTGCTTGCTGGACTATATAGTCCCGATTTTCTGCTGTAATCATAATATTTCTTTTATGAATTTAAAATTATTACCTTTTAATGATAGAATCTCCTCCTTGCTTTCTTCTATTCCATTACTACAAACATCTTGAATATGATAATGTTTTTTGTTTGGAGAGTCTAATTTATAAACGCTAACTGCTTTTGGCCTTCTTTTATCATTATAGTCTTGGTCTGCTACCCAGTATCCATATTGCTGTGCCGCTATATACGTTTCATCGCTTATCTGCCAACCTGGTGCTTTAAATCCTCTGGTTAAATTATATTTTTCTATCTTTTCAAAATAGTCTTTTGCTTCTTGCAGTGTCCACGCTTTACACTCATAGGCATCTCTGTGCATCCATCCGTGAGGTATCATATCTATCCAATCTAAGGTTTTAACATAAGCTATAAACGGGTCGCTACATCTTCCTAATATCGTAAAAACATTTACTTTTAAATTTGGTATTGAACCCCTTATCTTAAATAACAAATCTAATTTATGATTATCTTCACAAAAATCATCTATATCTACTATAAGGTCACGGTTTTCTAAAATAGATGAAGTGGTAATCTCCGACTGTTCTATATTCTGTTTCTCCATAAGGTCTGAAAAAATTTATTAAATCTTCTGGCTCAAATTCCCATAAATGGTCAGGATAATCTCCGTGCTTTATTGCATTTTCGCATTTGGTATTAACTGTTGAAACTACTACTGTCCCTCCTGGTTTGCAAACTCTTATCAATTCCTTTGCAAATTTATCTGGTTCTTCCATATGCTCTATAATCTCCCCTGCCACTACTACATCAAAATAATTTGGAGCGAAAAATATGTGTTCGCAAGGTCCTATAACGTGCCAAAAAGTCTTTTCTCCTACTCGCTCCTTAACTATATCGCTTGCTACTTTTGATTGGTCATACCAAACTGTAACTCTGGGCTTAATATCTGTTTTTTCTGCAATATATTGAGCTGGTCCGAATAATCCTGCTCCTACATCAATAATAAAATCTCCATTCTTCACAGGCTCTATTAAAGCTCTCTGTCTTACTGCATCAAAAACCATATTGCCTTTTTTATATTCTCTCTCCCAAATTTTATTATAAAAATTCGCATCATCTATTTTTTTGTCGTGTAGTCTTTTCATAATTTTTCCTCTTCGTGCTTTCTCTTAAAGTATTCTGGGTATCTTGCCGCTTGTCCTGCTGTCGTTTCAAAATGATTAACTTTCAAATCTTCTATATATCCTACTTGCCCTCCATTATCTTTTATCCATTTGCAGAAGGCATCATCTTGACCCCAGGCTTTTGGCAAATCACTAGGATAACAATATTTTCTATAAACATCTGCTGGCACTATATGAAATAATCCTCCTACTATTGCAGTTAACCCTATCCTTCTTCCACCATACATTGCAAATCTACCCCTATTTGGCTGATTGACAATACCTTCTACATAAGGAGAAAGAACATATTTACATTCAAATTCTTTACTTAATAAATCTTCGTATATTTCAGCAACCTGAGTTAAAAGATTGTCTGAAAGAAGCTCGCAGTCATTGTCCATCTTTATAACTATGTCATAATTTTCAAGCGTATGCGTATGTCCATCTCCAAATATTGCCTTTAACGCTTGATTGCTTGCGATTCCTATTCCTTGATTCTCTGAATTATATATAACCTTTTTAAATCTATTTTCATTTTCTTTTAGCCATTCTATTGTTCCATCTTGTGAGCCGTTATCAACAATATAATGGTCATATTCGCAACCTGCTTTTTTAGCAAGCGAATCAAAACAATATTTTGTATAATCTAATCTATCTCTGGTTAATGTGTATATGGCTATTTTCATAAAAAGTGGCGTTTAATTTTGTCTTACTTATTTATTAGTTTCTTTCGTATCCACTGCCTAAGACTCCCACTGGAACAATGTCATCTTCTCTTATAATTTCTCTTTCTAATGCCCACTTATCTAATTCTTCCCTGCCATCTTGATGGGCTAAATTACAGAAGTCTTTGATTAAGCCTTTTATAGAGCTGGCTTGCCTCTCATCTGTTGTCATTGAGTCTGCTAGGTTTAATAACCTTGCTTTCAACTTTTCTATATGATGAGTATAGATATGTTGATACTCGAATCTGCTTACTTTATAGGTTTCTTGGTCACTATTATTCTCTTTATAAACTTCAACCATACTTTTACTTGACTACACTAAACGCCACTTTTATAAAAACATCCAGACTAAAAGCCTGAATACATAATAAAATACTAACACCCCTAAAAACACAAAAAGGCCTAAGGTCAATACTATTGCGGACAAAACCGAAGCAACAAATACTGTTCCTAAAGACCCAATTCCGATAACTTTAAATATTCTTCTTGTTATTTCCATTTTTCTAGACATTTTTGTTTTTGTGCAAGTCGTATATCTTTTGCATACTTCTTGCGTAATTTTCTTTATTAGTTGATATTCCTCCTTTTTTATATACTGCTGTAAAAAGTATTTCTGGAATAAAATATCCTTTGCTTCCGTTTTCTGCCATTCTTAGCCACAAATCCCAATCTTGAAATCTTTCTAGGCTTTCATTAAACCCAGGGAATTTGCTTGCTCTAACTAATGACATTGTGGATATATAATTTCTAGTCTTTAGATAATCATAATCCCATTCTCTTGCCATATGCGGACCTTGCAATTCTCCCTCTCTATTATAATGACAATAAGCAAAGTCATAATCAGGATTGCACTCCAAAGTCATATACATTGTTGATAGGCAATCTGGTCTTAATTTAATGTCATTATCTAAAAAAAATAAATATTCTCCTGCTGAATCTTTCGCACCCGCATTTCTGTTGACGCAAACATTTGTTCCTTGCTTTATTATAAGTTCATATTCTTTAAATATTTGGTCCTCTAAACTTTTAAGGCAAAACATTTCTATTGAATATGTATCTTTACAAGGTATTATAACGCTTATCAGTCCTTTTTTCATAAATATTATACCCAGTTAATTTCTTTACTTGTTGCTCCTGGAAGAGGACTTCCATTTTGAGGGTCAACAACCACAGGTGACGACGCTCCACTTTCTCCTAGTCTATTAGCTAAATTTCTAATTGTCTGTGCTCTTTTAGGGTTCTTTTTTGGTGTAGGAGGTGCTTCTTGACTTTCAAATATAACTGGTTCATCAGGAGCTGGCACTTCGCTTATTTTAGTTAGAATAACAGTTTGTTGCTTACCGCATTTAGGGCAGAAAAAACCGCCATTCTTCCAAAACATTCGCTCAACACAATCTGGACAATAGTTATCTGAAAATTGGACTTTATTAACTAATTCTTGAATCTCTGCATTTAACCAGTCCTCTTTTTCTTTATCTACGCCAGCTCCTAAAACTATGCTTTTGATTATCTCGTCAATTTTTTCTTTTTTTATATCACTCATATCTCTTTACTTTTTATATTTTAGTCGCCATCCCAAACATAAGTGCTTGGTGGTTTGTGCCTACAAGGAAATCTGTTATCAACATAACGCTTGAAGAGTTTTCTTAGGATAAAAATAAACATTCTGTCTATCATCTGAGTGGATTATTTATTCTTCTCTCTTCTTCGATTTGGTCTGCTACTGCGTGGATATTGCCTTTTTCAGACCTATATCTGCCTCCTCTAACAGCCCCGACAACTTCCCAGAAAAACTCTGCATACTTCTTTTCTTCTGCTTTGTCGATTTTTCTTTCCCTTTTTGGTCCTTGTTCAATAACATATTGAATCTTCATAACCTTATCTTACTATTGTTTTAGTCGTTTGTCAATGCTGAATCATAGTATCCAAGTGGTAGGTTTTTATCTATTTTTCTTATGGTCTTATAGCCGTGAACGAAGTTTCCTTCTTCTATGACTAAACTGCCATCTAATACCTCCAATACTATGGATACGTGCCCAGAACCTCCTTCATCTGTTATTGCTACTAAGCCTACTTTTGGCTCGTGGGTGTTGATAAGTAATCTTTCCTTATCTTTAAGAGTCCACAAACCTTGAGGTAAATCTGGGTATTTCTCTTTTACATAGGATACGCAGTTCGTTCCTAATTTATGCCTTTCCTGTGCCAAAATTTCTCCATTGTCAGATTTCCTTGCTTCTTCAAACAAATCTTCTGAAATGTTTTGTGGTTTTGGTTCAGGAATGTCAACTGGGCATTTTTGGTAAATATTTAATTGTTGGTTTGATTGCAGGCCGAATACATTATCTGTTTGGCAGAACAAGGTATCCAGCTTAGGTAAAGGTAATTCCTCTGCACTAGCTTCGCTACCTGCAAGCAACGCTCCCACAAATAAACACGTTGCAAAAAATGTCTTTTTACGAATAATAGTGTTGTTAATTATTACTTATTTACCTCTCAGTGTCCATCTCTGAGAATAAATAGCGAAATTTTGATTCTCCGCAACTAAGCGTCCATCGCTAGAACCTTCATAATGATATACTTCTGCTTTAGGAGCATACCATATTTCTTTTCCTAGCTCTGTTGCCTTTTTGCAAAGGTCAATGTCCTCCCAGCCACACCAATAGGCTTCATCAAACCCGCCTACTGACTCGAAAAAATCTCTCTTGACTAATATACACGCACCAGTCATAGCTGGGTATTTCTTTTCCACATTCGCTGGTGGAAAATATCTGTCCTGACCAAAGTATATATGCGTTGGTCTATGACCGTTTTGCTCTATTACGCCTGCGTGCTGTATACGTCCTGTCCCTGGGTGAATTAGTTTTGCTCCAATTATAACAGCATCTTTATGACGCTCCATACATTCAAGCATTTCCTTCAACCAGTTTGCTGTTACAATAGTATCATTGTTTAGGAAGCAATAATACTCTATCTCTTTATTGTCTTTGATTAAATCTATCGCTTGATTATTGCCAATGCTGAATCCTTTATTCTTTTTATTCCAAATTGCTCTGGCTTTTATGCCTTTAAAGTTATCTGGACTTAAAAACTCATTGGTTTTATCTGTGGACGCATTGTTAACAATAACTAATTCATATTCTACACCAGAATCAACATTTTGCAAAGACCTAACCATCTGGCTAGTATATTCAACCTTATTATATGCTAATGTTACGACTAGTATTTTACTCATTTTCGTTATCTGTTTTTTCAATGTAGCATTCTGAACATTTACAGATGCCTTTGATTTTATATACAGGACAAGGACATTCTAGCTTTAAATTGCATAGACAATGACCTAATTCCTTTGCTTTATCTTGTGCTCTTTTTATAATTTGTTCTTTTTTGCTTAACATAGTTTTTCTTTTAATTATAATTGGTCGGGAGTTTTTGTAGTGAACCCCCGTAAACACTAGGAATTAAGTGGGATTGCCACTCCATTCCTCCTTGGAGCATTCTTTGACTGCTACCGAAGCTCCACAGGTTTCCAGCGATGGGAAAAATATTTGCTTGCCCTTTAAAGGACAAAAGTAGCATATTTTTCCATCAACTTTGTCCGAGAATAACATTGGGCATTCCAGACAGTTCATTTTTCACCTCGAATGTTTGAATGGTTATTGGATAATATCCCTTGCATTCCTTATTCTTTTCATCTGGCGTGCACTTTGTGCAGTCGCCATATCCTATCTCTGGCTTAATATAAATCGTTGGTCGAAATGCTTGATGCAGACATACTTTTATTATTTCTCCCATTTTAAGCCTCCTTTATCTATAATTTGTTCCATCATATAACTATGACACATACAAAATCTTTCGTGTTCATATCTTAATATTTCTTTTGGAATTGATTTGCTAATTCTTTTGCTCCCAGGAATTGCTCCTAATACCTTCTCAAATTTGCCTTCTGAATTTTCCCCTAAGAATACCTTCTCTATATTTATTCCCTTTCTAAGGCTATAAAATACTAAGGCGTGCAAACATTCGTGTGCAACAACTAAAGGATTAAAATGCTTTTTAACAAATAACATTTGCCCTAGAAATGGTAATGTTCCTCCTTGGCTTCCATCTTTATTCTGCTTATAAGTAGTGAAAGGTATTGTTAATCCACCTGAATTTCTTAATTCCTTTTTTGAGCCTTTTGGATACCAGGCTTTAAAATCTAATGCGTGTTCTATCATTTCCTTTTGGGTATCATAAATATATACTTCATAATATAATTTTCCCCATTCAGGATAAATTTTAAATTTTTTCATATTTTATTTTCTAATATTTATTCCGCCAATGCAAGACAAAAATATTATTGTCATAAACCAGTGGTGGTAAATAAATTCTATTACTTCCATATTATTGCTTAAATTTAATAATTAACTTCCTACCCTTTCCCCGTCCTCTATCCAAATAAACTCATCTACTGGCAAATGCTTTCCGCAACCCACACAAAATGTCGCTCCATAGAAGTCAGGTTGTCTTGCATATGTTTCTGATAATTCCAACGCCATTTTAGTTTCTGCACCACATCCGCTATTCAAATCTTTTTCTGTCCAGTATCGACCTGTTTGTGGACTCATTTCCTCTGGGTATTCTTCAAACTTAATATATCCAAATTTGTCATACCTTTCGTGCTCCTCTTTTGTTAAATCTCTTAATGGATACTTAGGCTTTTTTCCTACGTGCTTATATGTTGTTCTTAATGGTCTAATGAAGCCTTTTGCTCTCTCTTCCTCTGAAAGTATCAAATAAGCCTTTTGTTGCCCTACTTGATTTGTTTCCTTTAATAAAGGGTTATTTTTGTCTGTTGTTAACATATTTTTTCTTTAAGGCTTTTATTAGCTCTTTATTATACTCTTTCTTTTTAGGCACAATTTTGTTCCTATTTAATCTTATCTGTAATAATTGTCGAGCTTTTTTAACTCTAAGGATAAATAGCTCTTCTTTAGTTATTATTTCCATTTCCTTTTAGTGCTAAACATTGAACATCATTCTTAACTGCTCGCTCCATTACTTTTAATATCCTTTCTGCGACCTTTACTGGTTCTAGGTTTTGAACAAACTTATATCCTGCTTCTCTCATCTTTAATTTATCATCCTCATCTAACTTTGTATAATCTCTAATTGCCAAAGCCATCTCATTTGCATTTACTATCGCCTCTTTTGCATTATCTGTATCCCAAACAAATGCCTGTGGCTCAACTAAAAAACCACAGTCTTTTACCACTTCTGTGCAAGCGGAATAATCTGTGGTTACTATTGGCAATCCTGAATACATAGCTTCTCCAAATATTAAACCAAATCCTTCTCCCATTGTAGGCAAAGCAAAAAGGTCTGACATAGCGTATATCTCTGCTACTGCTTCATCGTGTAATATCTTCCCATCTGTTCTACCCGCTACAAAGACATTATTCTCTACTCCAAAATGCTTAATCAAATGGTCTAAATCCCAGCCTGCGAAATTACCTCCTGGTGTTTTTGTTTGATGAGCTACTAGCAAAAGCATCGCATTTATCTTAAATACATCTTTTAATATCTTTATTGATTCAAACATAACTGGCAAATTCTTTCTTCTTTGGTTTCTAGCAACACAAGAAATATATAAGTCATAGCCAGATAACCCTTTTTTCTTTCTTCTCTCTTCTCTTGCTTTATAAATATCTGCCTTTTCTTCTGCTGACATAATATCCCAAGTCGCTGGGTTTATTGGTGGCATTATTATATCTCCTTGTGCCAATGGTTGTTCAGCCTGCACTACACGCTTAGTAAACTCGGTTGTGAATATATGTTCGTGCATCCAATTTAAAGGTTCTGCTGTATTTTTACCCAAAGGCTCTCCATCTGCTAACCCCCAATGAACCCATTTGAATCCTCTTGGTCTTGATAACACTAAACCAATTTCGTTTAGACAAAAATAATCCTGTCTAGTAAAGACTATATCAGGCTTAAAATCATCTATTGCATAATCAAGTATCTCTGGGGCAAAATAGCTTGATACGCTTTTATTCCTACCAGCTCCTCCATCAACAACTACATCAGCAGGATAGACTCTTATATCTTTGTCATCGTGGATAGGATAACCAGTATATCCTAAGGCAACGTGAGCAATTTCGTGTCCTGCTTTTTTAAAAAAAGGAATCAAATCAGCCATTTCTCTAGCATAGCCTGATTTCTTTTTATAATAGTCTGAATAAATTAAAATTTTCATATTGATACTGTTTTATGGTTTAATTTTCTTATTATTTCTATAGGCACACCACAAATAACATCTTTCCTGCCTGCTCTGCTATATAATTTCATAATTGATTCTTCTGGTCTTTTAACAAAAGTTTTTAAATCTACTTGTTTTAAAACTAAATTTAACAATTGTTTCGTAGAATATATTTCGAAAACATAACGTGTCATCTCAAAAGCAATAAAATCTGATTTCCCTTTTAACCAACCAGGATAACCTGTTATTCCAACTAATTCGAGCCAAATAATAGAATTTTGATAATGGTTATCTTTTCTATTTATTTTTTTTCTTCCTTTTATTTCTATTTTTATTTCTTGATTTTTCTTATTCTTTATAACACAATCAAAATGACCTTTTCTATCCTCTTCTTCTGTTGCCTTTCTCCATTCAATATTATTAGCCATCATAATATCCCTAAACCTAATTTCTTCTTCTGGTATCGGTCTTTTTTCATTAGACTGGCTAAAAATTTTCATATTATTTTTTAGATTTCCAAGTTATTCTAATTGTTATGAACCAAAGGTCGATAGATAAAAATTTTTCCCACTCAGTTACTTTTGCTTCTCCAATTTCGTCTTGATATGTAACAAAATAAGAAAATTTACCATAACTAATAATAGAGTTGTCTATTCTTTCTCCTTCTCTAACCTTTTTATATAGTTTTCTAAAATTAAAATTTAACATTTTGTTCTGGGTCAAATCCTATAAAAATTCTTGGAACTCCCTTGTCATCTTTTACTGTTAGCTTTGAAGCATCTACAAGGGTTTCTCCTTTTTTATTTTTTCTAGGATTTTTTACTTTAAAATTAACGTATTTAGTATCTATTATATTTTTCCATTTATTTTTTTTCATAGGTCTTGTGATTGCTGGTGAGGATTCCCGCTTCCTACCTCACAACACAGGCGTAATTGTCCCTTCCCTGCATTTTTTGGCTAAACTTTGAGCAATAGCAACTATTTTAGAATCAAGGACAAGCTAAATTCCTTACTACTAAGCATACTCCGAGCACCGCCATTCCTTATGAGCCAGTAAAGGTTTGCCTTAGGGAGCAATAGGCGTTTCATCTACCCTAGTATTCCCCTACTGGCGTATATGCTAACGACTTTTTGGATACAGCAATCTTATATATCTTATTTCTTTACATTTTTCTTTACTTTTGCTTTTGCTTTGCGAGCTTGAATCTGCTTGAATTTTTTTTCTGAGCAGAATTTGCCTTTAGCATCTCTATAAATTTTCTTTTTCATCTTTTATACACCTCCTTCATAGTTTTGATTTTATCCAAATTACTACTACATATCCCAGCCAAATGCCTATGATTCCTGATACACCTGCAAAAGCACTTGGTGCTGGTATCGGTTGTCTTAATACTGAAAAGAATACTCCTGTGATTATGCCTACTGCCAATGCTGTTATAATTTGCTCAATTTCTCTCGCCATATTGATACTTGTGGGTTATTAGGATTCTTTTCTATCAGCTTCTCGTATTTCTTTCTCTTGTTCTGCCTTGTTCTCTCCTTCTGGGCCGCTGACTGCCCTGGAGTCCTTGATGTCTTTTTCCCTGCCATCGTGGTTATGAGAAAGTATGTCTATTTGGACTTCTCCCTCTCCTTCTTGTGCATTTCTGATATTCAAGCTATTTCTGTTCTTTAATATTGTTTCTGCTTCATCTGCATTTTCAAAGGTTAAGGTTATTTCCTTATCTCCATAAATTCCTTGAATTATAACTTTTTTAATTTCTAGTTGCATATATGTCACCATTTATTACCATTTTTTTTATTTTGGCTTATTTAAGCCTCGCTGATTTTCGCGATTATACTGCCAATGGCGTATATTCGGTAGTCTTTGTCGTCATTTTGAACCTTTATTTTAGTGTAATCAAACTTTTTGAGAAGAACAACGTCCCCTTTTTTGAGGTTAAAGGTTTCTAACAGCTTCAATTCATCTGGTAGTTCGTATTCTGTTTCTGTTATATCTCCCACTTTTTCTTCTTTTTTAACTATCTTTCTGAGTCCTGTTGAAAGAACCTTACCCATCGCAAAAGTTTCTCTGTCCTTAGACATATCTGGAACAAAGACTCCTGCTTCGTTTTGTTCTTTTTCTTCTATCATTTCCACTAGAACATTTTGACCTAGTGCGAATATATTTTCCTTATTTTCTATAGTTGGCATATATATTTTCTAAATTATTTATTACAAAGATGTAGAGCAGGCTGGATGTTTAATATACATCGTTGCCTGCTTGACTATCTTTTCTACTTTTTACATCTGCTTCAAATTCTTTTACTTTGGCTTCCACCATAGTTTGAAGCTCATCTACTGTTTCTTTAAATTTATCAAACTTTTGATTAAATTCTTCCCTTCTCTCTTTGTCCAATCTTAATTTTTCTACTTCTGCAATAAGCCCAAATACCATTCCGATTAAAGGTTTAAGGTTATTAACTAAATAGAAATTAAATTCCTTTTTAGTTATATGCTCATCAAAATTTTGTTGAGCTTCTACTATGCCTTTTGCATTTAATATTGGCATTTCTGCACTATCAGGCGGTAGCTTGAACTCGTATACTGGTCCTTTTGGTTTATTTTCTTGATTTTGGTTTTCTTGCATTTGGTTTTTTTGGCTTATCTAGGTGTTGCCTATCTCTGTAACCTTCTGAATCTGAGTCTACTGTCTTTTTAGTTTTCTTTTTTCCTCCGCAACCTTTAGATACTGCCATTTTAATACAGTTTGTTGATGTTATCATTTTTTTAGAGTTCTTTGACTTCTGCCTCTGCTGGCAATTCGTCTTTTTCTAGAGGCCTAAGGTAAGAAATAATTACTAATAATTTTTCTCCCCACGTAACGTGTGAAATGTTCGTTACTTGGTGGCGACTCTTTACACATTCTAGCAAAAACTCGTTGGTTTTATATTCAACGATTTCTGCATCTGTATGAGTGATTAGTTTTTGTTCCAACACTCCTGGAACTTTTTGCATTTGTTCTGCCATACTTTTGTATGTTAAATTATTTATTAGCTTTATCTTTTGGTTTTAATTCTTCTCTCGGTCCTTTACCCCAATCTGGGTCTAAATCTGGTAATGGTTCTTTTGTGGTTCTTTCGTTACCTACTCCTCCATACCAAGTATAACCTGGCAATTTATCTTCTCCTTGAAATACTGATTTTGCCATACTTGAACCTCCCCAAGTTTCTGACACTACTGGAATTATATCGCACATACACAATGGGTGAGCTGGAACAGTTAATTGTCCTCCTATAAATTCTTGCGTCATTGATATTTGTCCTTGGTCGCGATTACCTGTGCAAATTGGGCAGGGTCTTGGTCCTCTGGTTATCCATTTCTTGTAGGTTATATTTCTTCTTACATAGCTTTCATATCTTGCTTCTCCTGCTGAAATAGATAATTCTGTAAAAGCGATAACTTTTGCTCTTCTTTCTGAAAAAGTAGTAAACAGGTCTTTAATCATTTTTGTTATCTCTTGAGGACCTTTACCTGATTTATACCCAGCAACGATAGTTTCTTTTAAGAGCTTTCTGGTCACAGTATTAACTTGTGCTACTCTTTCTGCCGCATAATTTTCCAAATATTGTAAAACATCTTTGTTTGTTAAATTAAAAGATGATTCAATTTGAACGCTTATTTCCCTAACATTAGGATTAACGTGCTTGGCAAAAAATTTCTTTATGCTTTTCAAAGCCTCATTTCCTCCAATATTATATCCTGTTAAGGCTATTCCAAATATAACCTGTTTTAATCTTGTTATTATTGCTTGGCCTTCTGGGTCTGCTACTTCTAGAAATCCCGCCTTTCTTAACTCATCTTCTATAATTGCCTCTATATTATCATCACTTGCTTTGGTAACTGGTCTTAACTCAAATAAATTCCTTAGAACTCCTTTTATTGGGAGTGACCTTAGTTGCCTTTTGAAGCTTTGTGATATTTTTTTATAACTTTCTAAATATGCTTCATCAAAACCAATAAAAGGAACGTGCTGGTCAATATAAGCCTTGATTAACATATCCGCTTCTTCTTCAGAATTAAATAGTTCCCAAGCATTATGCTTAACTAACCAGCTTGTCAGTTCCTTTTCTGTGCTTTGAAGTTTTAATTTGTCGCAAAGTTCGCACATTTTAGTTTAGTAATATAGATGTTTATTGATTTTATCTCTCAATGCGGATATTTCCTCATTGATACTTTTCTTTTGTTCTTTTTCTTTTCTTCTTCTTTCTTCTTCTTGCTTTCGTTGATTTTCTTTTTGTTGAGCATCTGAAACAGGTTTTTTAGAATTTTGATTGTTGTTTGGTGCAGAATTTTCATTACCATTTTGATTGTTATTTCCTGTTTGATTTGCAATATTTTGCCTCATTGTTTCTTGGTCTTTGAAATATTGGTCATTGAGAATAACTGCCTTTCCGTTGCTAATTAAAATCTTTTTGTCTGCCCATTCTTCATTTACCCTTTCCCAGCCTGCGTATTCAAACGCTTCATTAGGAGTTGCCATACCATTTGACATAGCAACATTACCTTCTGTCGTTAATTTACCTTGGTCCTCAACATCAATTTCTTCTAGGTCTAGTTTATATTTGGTGATTCCTAGTCCTTCTTTAACTATGTCTTTGTTGAATTTTTTAAGGAATTTCTTTCTTTCTGGAAGAATTAAATTTACGTGGAATCCTTTTCTTTCTTCTATTGAGCTTGCTCTATTTGTTCCTTCTGGGTCTGAAATCATAACCAATGGAACACCAAAAGCACCGCTAACAGCAATTTTAACCATCTTGATTAGATTTGCATAATCCATATCCTTCAAAGATGAACCTAGCTCTTTTGCTTCTGCACCTCCATAAAGTATTAAAGTTCTTCCTGCATTTGCTGGACCAGTATAATGTTTTTCATAATAGGCTTGAAACGCCTCTCCTTCTGCCGCTCCTGTAGTATCTGGCAAATTTATCTGCAATGGTTGTTTTCCATCATTTTTAAGAAAATTTACATTGTAAGTAATTGCTTGGATAGCCATCGCCAATAATCCTTGTTGATTTTCAAGAACTGCTTGACCATAAACATTTGCATCAGGGGAAGGTCGTCTATAATGAAAAACTTCGTTTACATCATAAATAATTTTCTTTCTTTTGTTGCCAATTTCTCTTGAATATCCAATAACCAAATCTACTCCATTTTCTCTCAAATCTTTGTCTAATAGAATTTTCATTTTTTCTACTTCAAGGACAAAAATCTGAGTTAACATTCCCTTTCCGTTGTTTAAAGCCTTATTTGTATTGTCGAAAACCTTTTCCAAATAAGAAGTCCCATAACACCAATAATTCCAAATAAGACTAGAAAATACATCTTCAAGTGTTTCTTCTGGATTTGGCTCTTCGATGAAATCTTTTAAGCGGATATATTCCTCATCATTTTCATCAATTTCATTCTTTTCATCAACAGGAGTTATATAGAATCCTCCTCCTAACATTCTATTTCTAATAACAGTTGCACATTGGATTGCTCCTGGAGCTTCTGAAAAAAGGGTTTTTAAAGTTTTCCAAGTCTTTTTTGGTGATGATTCTAAATCGGGAATCATTGTGCTTCCTCCTGATGTTACTGTTATAAATTGTTTCTTATTTAAGAGCTTATCTAAGGAGGCCGCCACCTTTAATAATGCTTCTTTCTTCTCTTCTTCTGTAACTGAAACTCTTTTCTTCGTTTGAATACTTGATTTTTTAACCGAAGCAGATTTAACAGGAATAGACTTTGCACTATTTGAGCTTTGACCTGCTTGTTGTGTCTTTTTATTAGCCATTTCTTTTAATTACGACTATTTTAGTTAGTGCTCTTTTCCTCTTTCTCGTCTACGATAGCAACTTCACTGGTTAAAATTGAGCTTGCGATAGAAGCTGAATTAACTAACGCACTAATTGTTACCTTAGCTGGGTCAACTATACCTTCTTCAATAGAATTTATCATTTGAATACTAGCATCATTTGCATTTACATTCTTAAAATTAAATCCTTCTTCATTATTTTTGCTATTTTTAACTGTTTCTAAAATAACTGCAATATCAGTAATTCCTGCATTTGCTAGGATTTGCCTCATTGGAGCATCTAGAGATTTTGCAATAATTCTCATCCCTAATTCAACTTGGCTATTTGGTTGGACACTAGATGAAACTGAAAGGAAATCTTCAATAGCGAATTTGGCTTTAACAAGGGCAATTCCTCCTCCAGGAACAATTCCTTCTTCAACTGCCGCTTTTGTTGCATTTAAAGCATCTTCTACCTTATAAAGTTTCTCTTTTATTTCTGTCTGGGTCGCACCTCCAACTTTAATAACTCCAACCCCTCCTGTTAATTTTGCAAGTCTTTCTTTTAGTTTCTTTTGTTTAAAGTTATCTGTTTCTTCTTCAATTTGTTTTTGGATAGAGTCAATTCTGTTTTG